ACAGATTTATATGCTGAAGGCACAGTAAGCTCTGGTGAGTTCCTTGATGTTATCATTGGCATTGATTGGATTAAGTACACTGTCAGCTTTAACGTGTTTTCTGTATTGGCTAGGGCTCCTAAAATTCCTTACACGGATAAAGGCGCAAGCATAATCCAAAGCGAAGTTTCGGCTGTTCTTAACCAAGCTATTGAGCGTGGTATTTTAAGAGAAGACCCAGCTCCAGTTGTAACGGTTCCGGCTGTTGCTGATGTAGCTGCTTCAGACAGGCAGGCAAGGCATTTACCTGATGTTAGGTTTACAGGTGAACTAGCAGGCGCTATTCACAAGACAACAATTAACGGCTCAGTTTCTGTGTAGGAGTAACAAATGGCTTTAAAAACATACGACCCAGCTCAAATTTCAATCATTGTTGGAGGCGCGATTATGTCGGGCTTTGCCGATGGTGAATTTGTGACTACCGAAAGGAATGAGGACGCCTTTACTATCGCAACTGGTGCTGATGGTGAAGTCTCAAGGGTAAAATCAAATAACAAAAGTGGTAGGATTACCATAACGCTACAGCAAACGGCTGACAGTAATCTTATTTTATCGGGCTTCGCGCAAGCTGATGAGCTAAGAAATGCCGGTGTTGTTCCTGTCTTGATTAAAGACTTAAAAGGCGCGACGCTTGTGACAGCAGCAAGAGCATGGGTTGCAAAAGCACCTGCGACACCTTATGCTAAAGATGTTCAAAATAGAACATGGATTTTAGAAACTGATGAGTTAGTTCAAGTCATCGGCGGCAATACACAGTAAAAAAATAATACATGGAGAAGATTAAATGTATAAAACAAACACGGTAACAATCGGCGATCATAAGTATGAAATGAGCGATTGGTCTGTATTTAAAACCATGAAGTATCAGCTAACCGTCTTAAACAAGGTTGAGAAAGCTCTGCCAAGTTTGGTTAATGGTACCTCAGGAGATCCAACAGGGGAAGAAATTAGTCGAGCTGTTTCTTCAGTAATCGGACACCTAGATGAACACGCTTTGGAAAGTTTTTTAAAAGATATTTTTGAAGGTGTTTCGAGAGTTGGAGTTGGGCCAGTTGATATTGCTACCATGTTTGCTGGAGGGTCTACCCTTTCAATGTATAAGCTAGTCTATGAAGTTTTTAAATGGCAATACCGCGATTTTTTTTCCGCACTCCAAGGCGACAAAAATATCCTCAACAAGCTGATGAGCAAAGTGGTCAAATAGACTATGGTTCTGTAGATTGGCGAGTGTGGAGGGTGGTTCTTGCAAAAGTTGCTACCCTGCATGAGATACAAACGCACTGGAGTATGTCTGATTTATTGGACGCTAACGAAGCGCTTGATGTAAGATCAGAACAAGAAAGATTTGAGAACGAACAAATAAATAAGCCTGGAGCGTAAAAATGAAATTAAGAGAATTACTATTCGGCATTGGGTTTGAGGTTGATGATAAACAATTAAAAAAAGCTGAAGGTACACTCACTAATTTCAAAGGCTTTGTTACTAAAATAGGCGCAGTTGTTGCTGGTGCTTCTGCGGCTATTTCTGGTATGGCTTATATTACAGGCGGACTTGCTACAGAATTATATAACACCTCTAGCGGGCTGGCCCTTACCACTGAAGAACTTCAGAAATTACAATATGCAGGAAACAAGGCAGGCGTTTCAACCGATGAAATGAGTAGCGCACTTGAGTCTCTAAATAGCTCGGCGTGGGCTATGATGGAAGGCAACCAAAGCGCAATCACTTCTTTTGGGAGGTTTGGCGTTACTGTTGTCGATACAAACGGAAAAATGAAGGACACAGACCAGCTTCTTTATGAACTATCCGACAGCTTTAAAAAAATGCCAGACGGCCCAAGGAAAGCAGCCTTAGCAACTGAAATTTTCGGTTCCTCTGGTCGTAAAATGTACCGAATGTTGAACCAAGGTTCTGGCACTATAAAACAAGCAGGCCAACAATTAAAAGATTTTGGCGGGATTATGTCTAAAGAAGGCATAAAAAATGGCTTGGAATTTACGGATTCTTTGAAAAGTTTATGGGCGCTTGTTAAAGCAGTATATTCTCAAATAGCTCAAAAACTTTTGCCTGTTGTAACCAATGCGATTAATTCATTTATGGATTGGGTAATCGTAAATCAAGAATTGCTTTTAAGTGGCTTAGATCAATTTTTTGAAGTCCTAATTCATCTTATCAAGACAACCTGGAGTTGGGTAAGCAAGATACTTTCTGTTTTTGGGTTGTTGATTAAAGCGGTTGTAAAGACCACAAATGTTTTCGGCGGCCTTGCTAATATCTTAAAAGTAGTCATCTCGTTAATAAGCCTTTACATGGTCGGCGCGTTGGGGGTGATGGCCGGTAGCCTCCTTCACAGTATAAAGTTGTTTATCGTTTTTAACGGGGGTATAGCAAAGTCTATTTTGTTGTTGAAGACAATGGGAATAACAGCCTTGAAATCTTGGATGAAAACTCTTGGCCCTATGATTATCGTAGCTGCTAAGTTTATTCTGATAGGTGCAGCAATCGCGGGCGTAATCTTATTGTTCCAAGACCTTTACACTTGGATTACTAAGCCTCTCGCTAATTCTTTTTTCAAAGATATGTTTGGTGATTTTGATGAGTTTAAGCAAAAGGCAAAAGATGTAGCCAGTGAGATTTGGATTTTCCCTGAGTTATTTGATGAAATAGGAAAAACTTGGGATAACACCATAGGCGAGTTAAAAATTGGTGAAATGTTTTCTGACGCTTGGGATTCTGCAAAAGATAGCTTTTCAGACATAGCCCAAATGATTAAAAAAATGTTTTCAGGTGCGATTGATTATATATTCGGCGGCAAACTTTACGATGTCCTAAAAGAAACCATAAAAAGCATAAAAAGTTATCTTGTTGATTCCTTCCTACAGGGTTTAATGTCTGTTGTTAATTTTGTGAAAAACGGAATTACTGGAATAACAGAAATCGTTAAAGACCCTGTTGGAACACTAAAAAAAGTCGGCTCTAATATAAAAGAAAAAGGTGGCAACCTCATATCCAGGGGGATTGATTTTGCAAAAGGTTTATTTAGTAGTGGGGATAAACCGCAAGATAAAATAAAAGGTGATATTAGTAACAGCGTAAAAAACAACAACAACAGCAATGCCGTGAAAAATGACATAAAGCTAAACATAAACGCTAAAACCAACGCTAGTGCAAAAGATATAGCTAATGAAACAATGACGGCTTTAAAGTCAGCCCTAGTAAAACAAAATTTTGAAACAAGTGTAGCAACCCAAACGGCTGAGGTATATTAATGGCTGAAATAAATATATTAGCCCGCAAGGAAAGTAAGCTAATACTGACAAAAATAAAAACAAAAGAATTAACTAAGTTCGATGTAGCTTTAACTGAAGAACACGTAAGACAATCAGAACTAACGGACTTACCAGTAAGTAATGGGTATACTGTTTCTGATCATTTAATTTTCAAGCCAGAAATCTATTCAGTAGAAGGACTTATTTCTGAAACCCCTTTAAAATTATTAGGCGGTGTTTTCGGTGATGATAAAGTTGACTTAACTAATGCTTGGAAAAATGTAGAAAACTTATGGCGTGAAGGTGCAGAGCTTACTATATCAACAGGATTAAAAGTTTATGATCGTATGATATGTGTGGGGTTAACTGTTCCTCGGGATGGAACAACAGGGCATAGCATAAGAATAAAAGCAAACTTCAAAGAGCTAAGGACAGCACAAACAGAAATTGTAAATTTAGATTCCAACTTGAAAAAAGGCGACCAAGACCTCGCATCAACAGCTTCAGCAAAAAAAGATAAGGGTAAAGTAACCCCAGAAGAAACACCACAATCTGAAGACGCTAATAGTTGGGCGAAATCTACAGCTGACTTTATTGGTAATATATTTAAAGGGAGTTAATAATGGCACTTATAAAAGCAGATATTGCTACTGTAGTAAAAACTAATTTCGATGCCCAGTTTGGCCCCTCACACCCAGACTTTACAGCTGAAAGGCAAAAGTTCGCCGATGCTATAGCAGACATTTTAATTGATGTTCTGCTAACTAAATTAGATATAACAGGCCAGACAAATGTCTTAAGTGGTTCGTCTGCGGGTTCTTACCCTACAACAATAACGAAAGTTTAATATGTTAGAAATACCATTACCAACTGACACATATAATTTTAGAATAAATATCACTTTAGATGGTGATATATATTTCATGGAATTTAACTGGAACGGCAGGCTAAACTTTTGGACTTATGACCTAATACTTTCAGACAACACCCCTTTGGTGCAAGGGATTAGGTTAGCTGTCAGTTACCCATTATCTAAAAAATATGTATACACAAAAGGGCTTTCGCAAAATCTATTCCTTTACGATACTACCGAAAAAAACGAAGAGCCCACTTTTCAAGGGTTAGGAAGACGTTGGAGGTTAATGTATGGCGACCCTGTATAAAAGAAATATAAACCTAACAGTCCAAGATTTAGAGACCAGAGATCAATATAAATTTGACGGCTTGAGAATAGCTTTTGACTTTGTAAAATCATATGAAGGTATTCCTAACAGTGGAACGATAACCATATACAACGTATCAAAAGACGCCCGCGCTCCCTTAGATAAAGTTGGTAATGTTTTAGTTTTGAGGGGTGGCTACGGTAACGAAAACAAGCAACTATTAACCGGTAGCATTTTGAAAAGTGAAACAACCGATGAAGGCGTTGATATAGTCACTTCTTTAGAAATAGGTGATGGAGCTATTGCCCTCGCGAGCGCGCACGTGAGCCAAGTTTTCCCGAAAGGTAATACAGAACTAAATATATTAGAAGCAGCAGTCGCAAGCCTAAAAGATGAAGGTATTAGTTTGGCAAGTAATTTTGATACAACGCCGTTTGAAACTAAACTACCAAGGGCCGTAAGTGTTTCTGAAGACGCTAAATCTGTATTAACTGAGTACACTCAAAAAAGGGGTTATACTTGGTCGGTGCAAGATTCGCAGCTACAGATTTTAAAACTGGATAAAGGAACAACCGAACCAGCAATAAAGCTAGGGCCCCAAACAGGACTAATCGGAACCCCTGTTACTTCTTTTAGTAATATATCTTTTAAGACCTTATTAATTTCAGAGTTAGCTGTCGGTCGAAAAGTTGTAATTGACCTACCGACCGTTACAGGAAATTTTGTAGTTTTAAAATTAAACGGAAGGGGTGATAATTACGGTGGCGAATTTGGTTTCACCTGTGAGGGTTTAGTTTTATGACATTAGATTTAGAGAATAGGTTCCCCAGCCAAGCAGACGTTATTATTAAAGCTGTAGACAGTCAGCTAAAAAAAATGAATATCTGCATGCCTGCGGTAATTCAAAAGTTTGATTTTGAACGGAAACTTGTAGAAGTTCAGCCTTCGCTTAAAATACTTTTAAAAGACAAAGGGCCAATTAACAGGCCTCTTATTCAGGATGTGCCTGTTGTTTTTCCTAGGTCAGAAAATGCGGGTATTTATTTCCCTTTAAAAAAAGGTGACTCCTGCCTATTAGTTTGCAGCCAGCGCAGCATTGATAATTGGATTACTAACGGTGGGGTTGTTGACCCTAATAACCCTAGAAAATTCAGCCTTAGTGACGCGGTGGCATTGGTAGGCCTTTACCCAACATCAAAACAATTACCCATAAGCGAAAGTGAAAAAGATAATCTAGTCCTAGTAAATGAAAAAGGTAGTTTATCAATAAAGCCAGAAGGTTCTATATCTTTGAGCGGATCAAATTCTCAAGGTGACGAGCCTTTTGTGCTAGGTAATGTGTTAGCTACCTTCTTGACTGATATAATAGAAATATTGAAAACTACCCCGACAAGTATTAGTTCAGCTCCAGGTTCTCCGGCTGGTATAAACCCTGCTTTGATAACTTCGCTGACGCAAAAGGCAACTGAGTTTATTGATAACTCAGAAACTAATATATTGTCTCAAAAAATATTTGGAGAACGTTAATGGAAAAAGATATTCTCAATAAAATATTAGACCAAACTATTGAGCTGCATAAAAAAATGGCCAAGTTTGATAGCACATTAAATTATTTTGGAATACAATTAAACGACAAAACATCTCAGTTCCGCAGGTTAGAACAAAGGATGGATTCGCTTGAAAATTTTAAGCTA